GCTGAGCCGCATAGTTGCCATTCTCCAAAGCAAGTATGTGTGCGCACTTATGTTCTTGCGGGATCTCTGAATGATCAGTATCGACAATATTACTCTCTGGGTGGGCCCAGTCAACTGTAAAAAGATACGCGCCAGCATACCACTTCTTGTCTTTTCCTATGAATTTCCCGGATTGACCGTCAAGGATGTCAAAAGAAGTAACGCTAGGATAGTAACTAAAGCAATTCCACAACTCCAGCTCATCAAGTCGCATCCTAGGAACTTCTTTGACATTATATCCTTTTTGGATAAATGCAGAGATGGGTAAACGGTAAAAGATTGCACCGTTTTCCATAATGGCATGGAACAAAACCGGACGACCCGTGATTGAAGCCAGCCCAAAAATGAGACAGTCTTCCACTTCTCCACGATGTTCTTTAAGATCATAGAGATACTCTCTCCGGATCTGTGCATAGATCGCCGGTGTGTTTACATTTAGATAGGCCATTTATCATAAAACTCCTAAGTTGCTAAAAAATAAATGGCAACAATCGCTACCGCTATAGCGATAGATATTTTTGGATTAGCTTTTGCTAATGTCCAAACTTGTTTCACTTTTTCCATAGTTTCCTCCTATTTGATACTACCCCAATTGGGGCCAGATTCATAGTCTACTTTGTTGGGAATTTCAAGGGTTACAGCATTCTGCATAATGTTTTTTATTTTAGTTGCTTCTTCTATACTATGCACAGAAATGTCTAATTCGTCATGAATTTGAATGTGGGGTATAATTTTTTCCTTATATAATTCGATCATAGCTTTTTTGGTCATATCGGCAGCAGAGCCCTGTATTAATTTATTTAAAGCTTTATAGGTGTATGCTCTTTTAATTCCTGGTCCGTGTTCCCTGAGTGCTTCTTCGTGTGGTAATGCTTTATGAATCCCGAACTGATTGGGTTCCCATAAATGAAACCGGCACAATCGACCAAGTAAAGTTCTTATTTTTCCACTATTCTGTGCACGCTGCATAACGGCGTACATCAGTTGTTTTACAAAAGGAACCTTGGTATGATATTGGCTAAAAATTTCTTCGGCTTTTTCTTTATTCACCCCTAGTTCTGCCTGCAATTTATTTTTTCCCATTCCATAAAATAATCCTAGATTAATGGTCTTTGCTTGAAATCTTGGAATATGGGCCATGTCAGCGACAATACTATGAAAGTCTGCGTCGCCATCCTTATAAGCATTTAAAACTTCCTCTACGCCGAGCAGATTTTGAAGCGAAGCATAATGCACTACCAACCTAGGCTCTTGCTGATTATAGTCAAAACAACCCCATGTATGGCCTTCCTCAGGGAGGAATAAAGACCTGATCCGTGGTCCAAGATCTTTGTTCCGTGCTGGAATTTGTTGAAGATTCGGGTTACTATAACTAAATCGTCCTGTTACCGTACCACCATTATCTCCGCGTAATTGATTAATCTCCGCATAGATACGTCCGTTGTGCGTGTGTTTAAGAATCGTATCAATAAAAGTGGTATGGGCTTTATTAATTTCTCTGGCTTTGGCAATTTTTTTAACAATAGGATCAGGATGGTTGAATAAAAAATTCTTAGTAAAACTAGGTGATTTAGTTTTAACGGTTCGATCGTAGGGAAGTTTAAGTTGATCAAAGACTTTAGCAATAGAACGAGCTGCCCAAATCTGAACGTCAACGTTCGTGCTTTGTTTCACTTCATGAAGTAATTGTTTCTCTTGTTCCAGTAATGTTTCCTTTTCGATCGCTGCCTGTTCTTGATTTACACGTACCCCGAGAAACCGCATTTCAACCAGACAAGGAAAAAGTTCCGTCTCCATTTTGAAAATAGATTCAATATCTTGATGCTCAATTTCTTTTTTTAATTCTTGCCAAAGAGCCAATGTTAATTCTGCATCACGCTGAGCATAAGCTCCAACGTACATGGCTGGCAGTTTATACATTTCTTGTTTTGGATCTACGCCCCATTCTTTTGCTGCATTATAAAGAGCTCCTTCATCTTTGCCTTGTCCTGTATAGCGACGGGCACAATGATTAAGATCATAACGTAATTGATTTTCATCAACTAAGGCTGAGGCAATCATCGTATCAACGACATCTCCCCCAATGGCAATATTACCCAGAGTTTTAATCCAGCAGATATCATACATGGCATTGTGGAAAATTTTAACGGCGTCCGTTTTTAGAACAGCCCTAAACCATTCCAGGACTTTTTTTCTGTCCATATTGCCTCCGCCGGCATGAGCAATCGGATAATAACCTGACCAGTCTTTAACAGCGACTGCAATGCCTGTAATGACACCGTCTCCTCTTACGGATCCTGATCCCATCTTTATAAGGTTGACGTCTTTAGTTTCTAGATCAATAGCAATTTCATCGTACTTGGATAAATTTGGAAAGGTTTCTGGAGGAATCCATTCGGTTTGTGGTGCAAAGAGGGGTGGTTGAATACTCATTTGGTTGTTAAGGTATATCCTGGAGGTAAGGGTTTAACGTTGGGTTTATCACCGTAATCTCTGTCAATAATCATATCAATATAATGTTTTGCTTTTTCTAGATCTTTAACTTCTCCTTTAGATGCATGTCTGCAAATATATTTAATAGCATTTCCTTCTGCAAAGAGCAATTTGTTCTCATTGATAAATTCACTCGGTTGGATTTTCATATCCTTATAATGAGTTCCGCCAATTTGTTTTTTATACACGCTCATAGTTGGTAACTTTTATATACATCCTTAGGTTCTACAATATGAAGATGTTCCTTGGTTCGTGTTGCCCCTACATAGAATAATCGATTAACATCATCGGGTCTTTTTTCATACTCCCCGTAAGTTCGTCTTGTTAAATCAGTGAGAAGAACAACGTTTTGGCATTCGCCTCCTTTGGCTCCATGGATGGTGGATAGGATAATTCGTGGAGCTTGATTCAATTTCTCTCCATTCTGTCTCATCTTTCTAATATAAGAAACGCGTCTAAAAGGTGCTTCATCTAAAGCTTCGTACCAAACTTTATTTGTATGCAGGCCATATTTTTCTTGGCATTCTTTTAAAGAATAAAAATTATCCTTATTCATAATCGCTAATTTTTCTTTTTCTAAATGGCGTGGACTCATATAAGTAAAGATTTGAGAAACAGTTTGATAATCTAGGATGCCACCTTTTCGCCATTTTTCCCATTGAGTAATTGATTCATAGAGATCCGATTCATATGCTTTTTTAAATTTATTTTTGTAGAAATATCCTTTTTGATAAAGTACTTCTTCTAGTTCGTCTAATAAAGACCGTGTTCTAGTGAGTACGAGCCACTCCCCTTGAGCCATATCAATATCTCTAAAGTTAGAATATATAGAAACTTTTCCTTGTTTCATCTTAGGTTTCCATAATTTAGGAATACGATTATGAACTTTACCAATAATTTTCATAGCAATTTCATGAATTTTGGCTGGGATTCTGTAAGACTGAGTTAAATTAATAAATTTTCCTTGGAGCGTGATAAAACTATCTATGTCAGCACCCGCCCATTTAAAAATAGCCTGATCATCATCACCTGCTATATAATTATCTTCGGTTTTGTTCCATATCGTCTTAACCATATCCCACTGCATTAAGGATAGATCTTGGGCTTCATCGATAAAAACAACATCAAAATGAGGGGAAGCGTTCGATTGAATGAAGTTTAGAATCATATCGTTGAAGTCAACCAGGTTATATTCTTTTTTATATCTCTCTAATTCATTGGCAATAATCTTAAGTTTGTTAAATTCAACATCCTGGGTGTGTTCTTTTAAATCATATTGTTTTTCAAAAGAGATGTTTCTAAGTTTAGCCAATTGAATAATTCTTAAGTAGTCACTCTTGGTTGAAAAAATTCCATTCATTTCCTGATCATTTTCTTCATAGTCCACTGGAAAACCCAGTTTGTTTCCTAAATCAGCGTAGTGTCTTTTTTGCATTACATTTTGTTTTTGAATACCGAGTCTTCGGAAAGCTAGAGAGTGTAAAGTTCTAAAGTAGGGGAGATCATCTTCCGTTAAATTAAATTTTTCCATCGCTCTATCTGTGGCTTCGTTAGCCGCTTTTTGAGTGAAAGCAAAATAGCCTATTCGATTGGGATCTGTTTTTTTAAGATATTTATCCACTAGATTGAGAAGTGTGGTTGTTTTTCCTGTGCCTGGAGGTCCGAGTACAATGGTTTTCATTTTATTTTCCTAAAAAAATTTCGCCAAATAGCTGATCTTATAATAGAAACAACGGTAAAAATTAAAGCAATCCCTATGCTGTCCCATATAGTTGGATAAAGTCCAAAGAAAGGAAAGATATAAAGTTGTATTAAAATAGCTAAAATAAACCCACTTCCTACATCTATAAAACTTTCTATAAAACATCTTTTAAACATTAAAAAGAATCCTTTGGTTTAAGTTCCTTAGCTTTATAGTCTTCGGGTGGTTTTTCGAATGAGTTTACGATGGTGACCGTTGGTCTATTTTTTCCTATTGTTATTCGATCCGTAGTGCAACCACATTCTTCCTTGAGCATTTGGCTTGTTTCTTGAAACTTAACGTCCCATCGTCTTCGTTGAAGGAAGCCGTAGTAAAAAGAATCAAATAAGAAATAATGTTTTCCCTCGTTCGTGTAGACACTTCCTTTTTTAATATCTTCTTTTTCTACGGTCGAAGATCCACGATTAGTACAAAATTCTTCAAGGTGATTTGTCAGTTGATCTTTTTTAGTAGTTCCTGTTGGAGGAGTAATAATTTCGCGTGTCTTAAGTAATTGATTCACAAGGATTTTCCAGTCTTTGAGTTTCATGCTTGGCGGGTATAATCCAATTCCTGCTATGCAGGCTTCTTCAAATAAGGACTGTTGTTTTAAATATTTAGCACTTGGAAGTTTAAGACGTTTACCATCCACGTTTAAATAATAATAAGGTTCTTCCAACTGAATTTCTTGAAGATCGTTTAAATCGGGAAACATAGCTTGACCTCCGATTCCATAAGTTCTTGTTTTACATAATTCTTTATCACAATGATTGCACATTGGAATGTCATTACATTTCCAGCCCCAATCCTGTTTTTCATGTTGGTGTTTAATGATATCTATTTCTTTTTGTTCCAAGTCGCCAATAATATATTTAGCATGAAACCATGAAATTTTTTCTTTCCAATTATTTGGCCATTTCTTTTTTGCGTAAATAGCGAAATGAAACAGAGCATTATTTCGACCTGGTTCGGATATTCCTTCCAAAGATAAGGTTTCAATACACGGTGGTCCATCCTTAAATTCTGATTCGGCTCTTTTAATTTGTATGTCTACAACATCCTCAGGTTTGACACTGTAACATTCATATAAACCATAAAACTCTTCGAGATTAGCTGCGGTGCCGTCAATTTTAAATGCGTAACGAGTTGTTTTGTTTCCTTGAAAATAAGGTAAATTTAAAAAGTTTCCAGTGTCTTCTTCTGATTTTAATTCAATTTGTTTAGGAAAGACTTCCGCATTTCCAAATCCTAAAATAGCACGGATTTGATTAAGTTTGTCTCTGACTGTTTTGGCATCAATATAGTCTTTGATAAATAAAAAAATATGGGCTCCCCCACTTTTGGAACGGCATACGACTAAAGGAAGTTCAAGGGTGTGAATTTTACTAAGTAATTTTTTATGGTCAAACCCAGCATAACTATCAACATCTATGCATCCCCATTTACAATTATCTTCTTCATTAATAGGGATAATGCCTAGAGTGGGTTCTATACCATTTAAATGATTTTCAAAATGTTGGCGGGTGACAATTTCTCTTTTAACAAAAGATTTTGTTTTTAGTTTTGCTCCATTTTTGGGAACTGAATTAATATAAGTGCAGCCGTGTGCTCTTTTTAATCCTTCGAATATATTTATAAATTTATCTACCATCTATTACCTATTTAAGAGAGGCGACTCCCTCTCGGTTGTCGCCTCCTCCTTGCAAGATATTCACTTTAGGTGAATTCTTTAATACGGAACGTCTGTATTAGTTTCCGAAGGCGAATGTTTAATTTGCACTTGCCCTTTGCTCAATCTTTCAGCAAAGTTCTTTGCAACGTCGTAAGCACCTTTGTCTTTGATGGTATCTAATTTAGATACATCCCAACCATACCATGTTCCTTTGTCGTTAGACTGTTGAACAGTTTTAAGTCTATAAATATGACTGTATGTTGGAGGTGTAAATAAACCATTCTTGCCCTTCATTTTGGTACTCATCATCATTGTATTCCATTTTTTGCTAATCTTTAATTGAGTAGCCTTCATAGAAATCAATGCTGTAGAAGGGGTTGAACCCGAGAGTAAAACCACAAAATGGTTTGCTGTATTTTCAAGATAGTTTCCGTTAGGTAATCTATCCTTATTCATTTTGTCTCGAGTGGCATCTTTAATGATTCCACTGTTAACTTCATGAATTGCTACAGGAGCACCCATGCTTGTTCCTCTATCCTGCCATTCAACATATTGTCTTTTATAAAAGACGGGTAATACATTGATCTCAGTATAGAGTTCGGTTGTGACAGTATTATATATTTTGCCTGGTTCTGCACCAGCAGTATATTTGCTGTCCTTCTTATTTACTTCGGGAGATAATTGTCCCAAAACTTTCAGAAAAGGTAACGCTAGATCTTCTTGCGTAATGTTCTGAGAGCCCGCATTTGCATCGGCTTCAAAAATATTTGTAGCTAATGCACCTGCTTTATCGCGTTTCACGATGTTTGCTTCTTGGTTCATGGTTATTGTTTCCTTGTTATTTTGGTTCGGTTTCCTACGAACACGTTAAAAATATCCGTTGGCATTTCTTTTCCTGCCTCAACACGCTCACGGACGAGAGCCTTCAGGGTCATAGGCTCAACCTTCAACTTTTGTGTTGGTTGAAACCCTTGACCCTTCGCAAGTTCAGCATATTCTGCTGCCTTGTTATCTTCGTTACGCCCAAAGGAAACGGAGATTTCGTTCTTTATGATATCCCCTAGGCCGTTGATACGAAGCCAGTTAAATGCTTTCTCTCTGTTTGGAACAGTGATCGTAGCACTATAAAACGGTTTAACATCTACAGAAGATCCATCCGCTAATTTAAGTGATGATAATCCCATTTCACTTAACATAGTTGGAATGACTTCTGCTGAGACGATTTCAAGTTCTCTTTTACTTATTTTGAGAGCTTCTTCCTGAAGTTTAACTTGATCTTCCATTGCTCTCAATTTTTTTACTTCTTCGGCTAAAGACTTAATATTAGAAGTTTTATCGATAACTTCCGTTTGATCTTTCTCCATTTGTTCTACAAGTTTATTCATATTTTTTTATTTCCTCCTGTATTAGTTCTATTTCTTTTTTACATTTCTTGTATGATTGGTATATTAAACCTTTTTTTATGAATGTCAAGCATAATATAGGAAAATTTAATAAATTTGTTAAAAAGTAAGTAATAGGGGCCTCTTTTCCCAAAGCCTGCGTCACTTGGTCGCTGATGGCTATTTGACGTTCGGTTTCTAAAAAATCCTTTTCCCAGCTTTGAGCCTTTTCCAGTCTTCCTTTTAATTTATAATAATGCCAATCTTTATAATTCGTCATGTTTTTTAGTTCCCCAATCTATTGTTCTTTGAAAATTTCTAGCCTGTATATCTAGTTTTACACCAAATGGTCTCCAAGAATTTTTCATAAGATTTAATTCTAACAATAAAGTTGACCATTGTTTAGAACTAATATTAGGGGTTGTAATAATAATTTTATTCTTTTCCTTCATTTAATTCTCCTTTTTCATAAATGTTGATTGAAATCGGATAATATCTACGTTCTTGTTTATCCCATTTTAATAGTTTAAATTTCCCGTTTGTATTTTCACTGGCAATGACTCCTGCTATTAGAATAAGTGCAGGATCTCCTGTGAGTAAAAGAAAGTCTTCTTTGGTAAAATTTTTTAAAAGTTTTCTAAGTTTGAATATCATAGGTCCAGGTGAGAAAATGATTTGGGAAAGTTCCGGTAATAAGAATTTAAATTCCCCATATTGAGATGCTCCTAAAATATTGATTTTAGGTCTGCCAATACGAGTACCTGCGATTTCTTGAATGACATAAACTGTAGGTTTATATCCCTCTTTCATAGTTTTATAATCTATACTTTCTGGCATATTGACAAACATTATAAACTATGATAGACTTTCTGTCAAGAAAGAAAAAATGGAGTATAGATTTAAAACGAAACCTTATCAGCATCAGCTGACTGCATTAGAAAAATCCTGGAATAGGGAAACGTATGCCTATTTCATGGAGATGGGAACTGGTAAAACTAAAGTACTCATCGACAATATGGCTATGCTTTATGACAAAGGTAAGATTGATGGATGTTTAATTATTGCTCCGAAAGGGGTAATCAGTACTTGGGCGACTCAGGAACTTCCAGCCCATTTAGCAACGCATATAGAAGCTGTAACGGTATTATGGCAAGCCAATATTAATCAAAAACAACAATCCAAATTAAATCAACTTTTTGAAACTGGAGAAGATCTTCATATTTTAATTATGAATGTTGAAGCCCTAAGTACGGATAAAGGAAGAACTTTCGCTGCTAAATTTATAAGATCTCATAAATCTTTAATGGTGGTTGATGAAAGTACAACCATTAAAAATCCAAAAGCGAAACGTACCAAAAATATTATTGATCTATCCCATTTAGCGAGTTATCGAAGAATTTTAACTGGTTCTCCAGTAACTCGAAATCCATTGGATCTTTACTCACAGTGTGAATTTTTGGATCCTTATCTTTTAGATTTTGCATCTTATTATGCCTTTAGAAACAGATATGCAGAGATGCGACAGATTAATGTTGCTGGAAGAATGATTAATTTAGTAAATGGATTTAAAAATTTGGAAGAACTCTCTGAGAAATTAAAACCTTTTTCCTACCGTGTTTTAAAAGAGGATTGTTTAGATCTTCCTGAGAAAATTTATATGAAAAGAATCATTACCCTTACTTCGGAGCAAGAAAGAGTTTATGAACAAATGAAACAAGAAGCTTTAGCCACGTTAAACGGAAAAACCATTACTACGATGAATGTACTTACTCAATTAATGAGATTACAACAGATTACCTGTGGACATTTTAAAGCAGATGATGGCACGATTCAAAAAATCAAGAGTAATCGCTTATCAGAATTAATGGACGTTTTAGAAGAAGTTGAAGGTAAGGCCATTATTTGGGCTCATTGGCAAGCTGACATTAAAACTATTCTTAAAGCCATTAAAAAAGAATATGGTCCGAGCTCCGTGGTTGATTATTACGGATTAACGCCTCAGGATCAACGAACGATTAATCGAAAGAAATTTCAAGAAAATAAAAACTGCCGTTTTTTAGTGGGAACGCCTCAAACGGGCGGATATGGAATAACCTTAACTGCAGCGAATACCGTGATTTACTATTCTAACGGCTATGACTTGGAAAAACGACTTCAGTCCGAAGACCGTGCAC